AATCCAGTACGTGCGATGCCCTGGCTCGTATGGATGCCTGAAATTCTTCCGGCACTTCGGCTTCTGCTTTTAATCTGGTTTCGTGTACCTCTGGTACGCCCGGATGTTCTGCGTTGAGCAGTGTGCCGCCGTAAAAAAGCCATGTTCCGTCAAATGACTTTGTATTGGCGAAAACCCCGAAATCCAGATTTGCCCTAACCCTTGCGTCATAACCGCGCCCCAAACCTAAATCCATATTGCCGTCAAGCAGCCAGCTTCCATCAAAGAAAATGTTCCCCCAGAATGGAGCCTTGTAGTGGTATTCCATGTATGGCGTTCCCTCTGTGAATGTTATTTTCTCTGCGAGTTCAATTCCTGTCCGTATGCCAAGGCTGTGAAGGTCCGGAAGCCCGGGACGCACGGCATCGAATCTCTGGCTTCCGTCAGGCATCCACGTTCCGTCAAACAGGCTGACGTTGGTAAATGCGCCAAGATCCATTTTCAACCTTGCTTTTGCATCATAGTCCCTCCCAAAGTCAAAATCCTTGTTTCCATCGAGTTTCCATCTGCCGTCGAAAAAAATGTTGCCCCAGAACGGCACTCTGTAATGGAAGCCTGTGTAATCTGTTCCTGCAACAAGTTTAAATTGTTCTATCAATCTGATGCCTGTTTTTATCGCCATGCAAGGGACGTCTGGCATTCCCGGACGTGCAGCGTCAAACGTCAGGTTTCCATCAAAATCCCACGAGCCGTCAAATATGCTGACATTAGCAAATGCGCCAAAGTCCAGCTTTAGTCCGGCTTTTGCCCTATACCCTCTTTCTGCGTCAAATTTCAAACCGCCATCAAACACCCACGTCCCGTCAAACCGCTTGTTTCCGTCAAGGTTTGTGGTCTGGGAAAAATCCCACGTTCCATCAAACGTGCGGCATGTCCAGAACGGGATTTTCCAAAAAAGCGTAAGCAGGATAAACCTGATTTCTTCTTCTGTGTATATTTCGCTTGCTATTGCATATTCCAAGTGCAATCGCAGGTGTGACGGCTTTATTTCCGTGATGTACTCTGCTATGTCATTGTGTGTGAAAAGCGAGTCATCCGGTATGCGGATGATGACGCTGAATTGGTACGGCCCCGTGAAATCTTTAACCTCTATCGGGGTGTCTGTATGTCCTATCAGCGTCTGTATTCCCCTGCGTATTGATTCGGGGTTGATGGGTTTCACGCCGATAATTTTAGCCAGGATTCTCTGCCGCCTGTATTCAAGCGGCCAGGAATCATCGGTCTCAATCCCATATACCCATTCCCAGATTCCTATGCTCCAGGTGCAGGTCTGGGGATTGATTTCATCTTTCAGCCCCTCAGCCCATTTCCTCATTTCGTCCCATTCCCGGCCAATTACTTCATACATCCACAGCCCGGTATAGGAATTGTCATAAAATCCTTTTGTTACCATCCGCAGGAATGTTTTCGCTGACGGGCTGCGGATGATTCCTTCAAGGTCAGGTTTGGACATTCAGTACCACCTCCCCTGTCACCGGGTACTGTGTCTGTGTGATGGCAATATTGCCCGTGCCGCCGTTCACGGTCAGCCCCGTGTAATCCTTTACCCCTGCGGTCTTTGCAAGCACCGCCCCGACCTGTACCCACCGTATGTAACCGGTGTGCTCCGTATAGTCGTTTGTTGCCTCGTTCCCGACCTGCAGCCAGTAGCCGGTCAGATTTTCTCTGAACCGCTTCGTTACAGTGGCAATATTCTCGCCATTGTCCAGCAGGACAGTCGCCGCTATGTCAACGCCTATGCCTGCCGGAGCCTGCACGGTCAAATGTGCGCCTACCGGCATTAGCCTGGCCGGATCAAAGTCGTCAATACCCGCTATGTGCAGATAGACCGCATCGAGAATCTGCTGATTGGCCGGCAGTCCGTTGCTGTCTATGATAATCAGCCGTACCGCCCCTGCGCATCTGTCATTTCCCTGCCGGTCCACATAATGAAAATGTTCCGGGAGTGAAGGATCGTTCCACTCCGGATCAACAATAACCTGCCCTACCGCTGACACTTCCTTGCCCCACCGGATATAATCTGCATTACACCCTGTCATGGAGTTGCCGCTCCGCATTGCATCCAACACCCTTATGACGTAATCCTCGTCCTTTTCCGCCTCCACACCGCCGGTCATGGCTTCATGGTTCGTTATATAGCTGATGCCGGTCATTGGCGTAACCATCAGTTTGATGGTGTCTGCCGCTACATTCCCGAGCAGCCCGCCATCTACTGCCCGGATATCCACTTCGTTTGTGACCTGCCCGCTGCTGTCCGGTTCTCCTTCCAGCACATGGGCTTCGGTCGTCTCAAATATCACGCTTGCCGTAAGGTCTGCCGGGGTTGCGAACTGGTAGCCTGATGGTATCACTGTTCCCACCGCTCCAGTAACCGACAGTTTTCCGCTTGCCGGATTTGCCGGTTTGCGGATGCAGTTCACCTTTTCACCATGATAGTCCAGCCATTCATCATAGGACCACTGCGGGAAAATCAGCTTTATGGTTTCATTCAGCGTAAACTCAATAAACTCCGCTTTCTCCAGTGCAGACGGTCTTGTAAAGTCCCACGGTATATTCCCCTGGCTTGTGTCGATATCGTCTGGAAGATTTTCAAGCATCCTTTCGTGTATCTCGTCAGCGCTCTGATCCTGCAGGAACTCCGGCGGTTCGTATGGATAATCGTATTCGTCTGGCATTGCCTGTTCACCTCCTTTGTTATGTATTCAGCTTCGCCGTGATATTTGCCGTGTTACCGTCTGTGCCGATTACCACGCATTCTATCCGCAGACTGTCCGCCTCCCATGTAAATTCAAAATCACGCACCTGCACGGTACGCTCCATCGGGTCAGCAAGCAGGGCTTCTGTTATCGTGCGTTCAAATGCACTTTCTGCCGCCTCTCTGTCTGGTTCGGCAAATGCTTCCTCTGCCTCTATCCCTTCGTTGTCGTTATACGCATCATGCGCCCATCTTTGTGTCAGAATAGCTTTGGTACACCACAGCACCCATGCATCATAGCCACTCCCGTAAAGGGCCTTTCCTGCACCGTCCGTCACGAAATCACCGGCTTCCACATCCCACATCGGGGCAGGCAGGTACTCAGACTCCTGTTCTTCTTCATCTTCCAGTTCCGAAGGGACGTCAAAAACCGGGAATAATGGTTCTGTCATGCTCCTCACCCCTTGTCATTCATAGATTATCAGTATCCTGTAATATTATGGCGGATCAATCACGGTAGCCGGATAAATCAAATCCACCACTACCGGATCGTCGCCTACCCATGCAACAAGAACACGGTCGCCCGGCCTGAGCCAGCGCATTTTGTCCGGAACATAAATATCATGATAGTGCTTTCCGTCCAGATCCTCGCTGTGGTAATGCTCGCCTTTCGTACCGTGTCTGTGCGGAGGCACGACATCCGGTGCCTTGTGCTTGTCAGTATCGCTTTTCTGCCATCCGTCTTTTTTTCTCCAGTTTTCATTTTCCCATCCGGCAACCGGTGATTTTGCTTCGTCAGCCCACCAGCTCATTGTAAGCGGCTTGGCGGGATTGTATGTCACCTGCCTGCATACCACATAATCTTCCTGCGGTACCGGCTTTGGGAATCTGTTTGTCAGCAGGCTCATGTCCGGCTGTATGGTGCCGAAGTCAAGGACCTGGGGCTTATCGCCCATGCCGTGCATCCTGCTCTGTAATACTCCGGCCAGCTTATTGACTCCTTCATTTCCCATCGTTCCATCCATTTCACACCTCCGTCATGCATCCGACTTCCGCAGGAGGGTCATTGTCATCTGCCTTGTATTGGCATTATGGGAAACGCCCAGAACGTAAAAAGTCCCGGACAGATTCCCTGCGGACATTTCCACGGCGTCGCCTTTCCGCACAAACGGAAGGTCCGGAGCCGTAACCATGATGTTTTCCTCCGGCTTTCCCCGCTCTTTCAGCGTCCGGTTTGCTTCCGCTTTTGCTTTCCCTATGTCTTTGTCGCCATCCCTGCGTATGACCTCCTGCAGTACCCCGAATTTAAGGTTGCCGTCTATCACCGCATCCACGCTTGACCGCTTCTTATCGTCTGCCTTGCCGATGATTTTTACCCTTGTCACAAGGTTATTCATGCTCAGCTTGTCGCTCGTGCTTATCGTAGTTTTACCTCTGAACTCGTACACGTCCTTATTCTGTCCGTATTCGTCTATCTCCAGCTTTCCATTTTTGTATCTGGCAACATACCGGTTTCCGGTCTGCTGTCTGACTTCATCCAGCAGCTTGATAATCATGTCGCTTATGGTTTCACAGTTAAACACTTTTTTCTTGTGCGTCAACTGCTTGCCCCATTTGTAGGAAACAGAAATACCCCAGTCACCACAAATATTATTGATGATGGCCGGGGTAGTATGCCCTTTGGTAAAATATTTGAAATCCTTGCTCTGCTGCAGTCTTATCATCGGATCGTAGACTGTGATGGAAAGTTCCCTGCTCTGTGAATGGACGTACTGCCACTCCCATATGGTCCCTTCAAACTGTTTCTTCTTGCCATTTCCCCAGCTTGCATAAATCCGTATGATGCGGTTGATTTTAAGAAGGGAGCGGAGGCTTTTGTTTCCAACCCTGCAGTCAGCCGCTATGCCAAGGGTGGCTTTCTGTGCCAACTGTCCTTCCTGTTCTTCCCATGCAAGCGACTGGACAGCGTTATCAATCTGGTATACTGCCCCTTCTTCTGTCACAAGTTCCACAAAATAGCGCAACAATGCAATATCCACGCTCATTTGCCCGCCCCTTCCTTTTACGGTATGGTAAGCACCTGCCCCGGATATATTTTATTCGGGTTACTGCCTATCGTCTTTTTATTTGCCTCATAAATTTGGGTATACTGCGATCCGCTGCCATAAAACCTCTGCGCTATCTTCCAAAGGCAGTCCCCCGACTTGACCGTATAGGTCTGCGTCTTTGGCTTTGACGTGCGCTCCGGCGCTGATGATGGCTTGTCTTTCAGTTTCTTTTTCTTGCTGCTTTTCTTTTTGTTGTTCTTTTTCTTGCTGCTTTTCTTTTTGTTGTTCTTTTTCTTTGTTTTCGCCTTTTTCTTAACTTTGATTTCTTTGGCCTGTATCAGCGTAATGCTGTACTCAATGTCGCCGTACCCGCCTGTCGGAGTCGGGCTGAAATCGGATAAGTAGACGTCACAATTTATCGGTGTTCCCGTAATCAGCAGCCTTGCCTTTACCGGCTTGCCGTTCTTCGCTTTCAGACTGGTTAGCCACTTGTAAACTTCATTCGGCTTTCTCCATTCCCGGATATACGGGTCCTTTCTGCGTTTCTTCCCAGGCAGAATACCGTTCCAGCTAAAGCTGTCCAGCGACGTGCCGCTTGGTATGCGGACGTCGCCGATTTTGATGATGCTGTAACTTGCAAACTGGTTCGATTTCTTCACCGATATTTCTGTCGGGAGCATGGGAATACGCAATCTGTCTTTTGTCTTTAGGTTCGTCAGATAAATGTCCATGTCATATCTCCCATGATGCTTTTGGCGTATTTGCG